TGTATTCTTGGTTTTACACTTGGCATATTATTTCCTAAAATTAAAAATGTGAAGTCGCCCCAACTTTTACAGCATCCCGCTCTTCACCGAATGTTCCGCATATTGCCAACATTCTTACCCATACTGAGTTACCCCCATTTTCCACGGTCTCAGTTAGTAGTTGTCTTTTCACTGGACACATAATGAATAACAACTACCCCCTATGAGAAATTAGCTTTCAGCTAACTTCTTAAAGTAGTCCATCGCATCATCATCACTCTCTGTTTCTAGTGTTGAATCAACTGATGGTACTACAGGTTCATCTGCAACTGCTTCACTTACATTTGACCAAGGCACTTCTTCCTGATCTTCTGCAATACTTTCAGCAGTTGAAGTAGATACTGCACCTGAAAGACCTAGAACTCTATCTAGTTTTTCTTTAAGTTCATCATAGGTTTTGAACTCTGATGGTGCAACAATTTCAGACAAACTGTTAACAGATGATGCTATCTGTGTTAGTTTTGACTCATCATCAAACAAAGGACCAACTGCATCAAATTCTGATTTGTCGTAGTTCCAATAACCATCAACTTTTCTGATTTTGATTTTGAAGTTAGCACCTTCTCTCAGATCGAAAGGATTGATCGCTTGTTCATCTTCAAATGCAGGAGTAATTGCCTCTTTTAACATTTCGAAGATTTTCTTACCATATCGGAACAAGAAAACTTTACCTTCATTATCTGGATTTTTCGGATCAGAAACAACTAGAACATTTGAAACATAGTGTAATCTACGCTTCTGTCTTCTAGCAATTTCTTTATTTGCTTCGATACCTGTGTTCCACAACTGTGTGTTGTAATCACTTACAGGATCACTTTTACCTAGAGTTGTCAAAGACTTCTCTATGTACCAACCACCTGGGCCTTGAAAGCCGTGGTCCCAATATGATACCCATGGCATTTCTTCACCCTCTGGTGTAGGTAAAAAACGAACCATAGCGAAACCGTTGCCAGATTTATCTAACTCTGGTTTCCAATATCTATCGTCTGAGTAGGATTTTGTTTCTCCTTGAGTCGGAGATGCAGTTTCCATGGCTGCACGAAGTTTATCTAATGATGTTGACATTGTATTCTCCTATTGTATAACATTGTATTTACATCTTATTAATATCAGATTCCAGAAGACCAGCTTCTAGAACCCACCGTTCACTATTCTCATAGTAACTAAGTTTAGTATAATCTATTTCCTCAAACTCGTCAACCGACTTTTGAAAATAAACTTTACTGCACTTATTTATATATTGCAGTAATGCAATAAATTGTGATCTTTGAGCATCATACACTCTACTTTCTAAAGTGTATTGATCTTTATAAAGGTCTGTTCCTGTGTATATATTGTCTACTTCTTCTGACCATAAAGCATCAAAACCCAATAATGCAATCTCTGTTTCTTCATGGTCTAATGCATATGCAAGTGCCATCATACCTGTAAATAGATTCCTGAGCAATGGATTTTTATACATAACTATGTTATGCCTGTAAAGGGAGCTAAAGCCAACAAAGTCCACATGTTCTTCATTCCCTTGAATAACTAATAAGTCATGGTCGTCTTCGACAAAAACTCTCTGTATCTGACCTGAATATTCAAACCCAGCTCTCATCATATCTAACATAGATATGTCTAAAGGTTCCCAACCTGGAAATACAACACGATTGTCTTTATGATATTCAGTTTGCATTATTGCAGCCTGCATAGGTATGTCTACTGCAAATAACAATTCAGGTGTAGCATCCCTATGAACTGCATTACACCCATACCATCTATCTAAAGAATTTAGATCAATGTCTTTTCTACTCGTGCCGTTACCTACTATTGTGAGCATAACTCAATAAGTCTTTCTCTGTATTTCTTAAAGTCATATGATACGAATGACTTATACTTCTTAATTCTGTTCTGTAAATCTGGATAGATTACTCTTTCACCAATCAATCTATCCCATGTAGGAAGAAACCCAATGATATCATCTAGTATACACATTGTTTCCATAGAAACTGATTTCTTCATAAACTCTTTAAGTAGAATAGGATGTTGTCCATTTTTTATTTCGATTACTTTCTTAATATCTCGTTTTCTAATGAGATCAGATACTTCTGTTTCAAACATGTAATAGAGTTTTTGTTGGCGTTTCTTCCATTGTTTATATGTTCGTTCAGCCTCTTCATTAAGAAGATCACCTGC